GTTTCAATGCATACGGTCGGCATCAGTTCACCTCAGTGCATTGGATGATGGCAACGCGGTCGGCCTCATCGAGGTTCTGAATGTAGTTGATCTTCAGCGTGCGGTTGCGGATGACGAGGCGATCGACCTCGGTCAGCCCAGCGCCCTGCACTGCTTGCCATCGAGCGCGCACCTGCACGCTGCGCACGACGGCCACGCCATCGCCGTACCCCTGCTCGCTCGCGCTGTCCTCGCGCATGTCGGCGCGGAAGGTCGCGCCCGTTGTCCATGTGGTGCCGCGCATGCCGAGCGAGTCGAGCGTGCTCGACGGGGTCTGCACCGTTGCGACATGCTTGAGTCGTCCACCGCTGATCATCGGAGGTTACTCCGTGTCGAGATGTTGGCAAGGATGTACTCGACCGACAGCGGGACCGTTTGCAGGCTGATCGGTTGAATGCTCTCGGGGTTGTTGTACCAACCGCCGACGAGCGCGATGATTGCGTGCGTCAGCTCGTTCGGCACGCTCGAGTAACCCGCCGAGTAGGTCACCGTGATTGCGGTCCCCTCGTAGATGCTAGGGTAATCGAGGAAGCGCAGCACTGGCATCGGCCCGTCGGTGAGGTCAACCCAGTAGTCGGTGGTCGGCATCGTGGTGGTGGTGTTGCTTCCGTCCTTGTACACCACGCTTGTGAGCGACGAGTACGGGTACGCGGGTAGCAGAGTATCCGTGAATCGTGCGATGTAGAGCGTTGATGTCTGCGGCGAGAGCAGCAACTGGGTGCGTCGCTCAACCAATGAGATCGCCGCCTCGCGCAAACGAACGATGTCCGTGTCATCGTCGTCGTAGTCGATCTTCAGCGCCGACTTGATTGTGCTGAGGGGTACCGTCATAAAGGTGCAGCGCGCCTTCCGACGCGCCGCACCCGGGAAAAGAAAAGGTCAGGTCGCAGTCGCACTGATGCAGGCGAACGCCGCAGGATTCGTGATGTGCGAATCGGTGCGCATGTACGCGTACAGAATGCTCTGAAGACTTCGGCTGAGCGAGTACGGATCGAACAACGACTGCATACCAGTGCGGTCGTAAATCTCAAAGTAGTCCCAGTGGCCGACGATCACATACGCGGTGCCACGGACATCCGCGCCCGTAGCACCAGCGGCGGCGGTTGGCATGTACTCGCTGATCGCGTACGGAACGCCGAGGATGGTGCCCGGCAATCCGCTCGCAAGCGAGTTGGTCTGGTCGGTGCCGAGCGTCCAAACATACTGCGAGTTGGTCTGCAACTTGCGGATGTTCTTCAGCGCGGTATCGGAAAGCAGCCACTTGAATCGAGGAGATGCTCGGTACTGAGCAGGCACCGCAAACATGGTGTCAATGAGGTTGGTCGCAGTAATGGTGGTAATTGCTGAGGCAGCGGTAAGCGCAACACCCTGCGCGATGATGCCGTCAGTGTTGGTGCTTGCCCACGCTGCGCCTGTTGCATCGGCGATGCCTTGCGGTTCCGACGATCCAGTGCCCGTGACGAAGTACGAATCTTGGATGCGACCAAGACCGACCGCGAGACGGTTAGCGATGTAGTCGAGGCCCGTGCCGGGGTTGCCCTGACCGATGGCATCGTCGATGAACTCCTGAGTCATCTGAGTCGCTGCGGCCATCTTGTAAGGCACAACGCTGATGCTGCGGAATGATGGGTCAGACAGGGTGCCGTTAACGCCTTCAGCAACAAGGTATCCAGTGGGGATACCAGTCTCGACGGTGAGCGTGCGCTTGCTGTCGATGGTGACGACCTTGCAAAGCGTGCGCATCACGGTGTTGAGATACATTTGCTCAACGATGCGGCGCTCCATATCAACGGGAATCGCAGCAGAAGTGGTCGCGGTGCTGACGGCACGGTTCGAGAGTGAACCGCTGAAGCCGTCGCGAAGCCAGCGCGCCGCGTACTCGGCCGAGTTTGGATCGCTCTCAGCAGACGAGAGACGACCGTTGCCTGCGCGGCTCTCCAGCTGCGGGGTCTTCTCAAGGCGAGCAAGACGCGCCTCGAGTTCGGCGCGAGCGTTCTGCGCGCTGCGCTCGACCGCAGTCATGTCCGCATCCATGCGGGAGAACTTCTCCTTCTCTTCTCCGCTGCCGCGCTCGTCGATGGTCTGCGGTGCGAGGCCAGTGCGCTTCTGGAAGCGCTCGAGGCTCTTACGGTATTCGTGGTTGATGCTGTTCAGTTCGTCAAGGTCAGACATGGTTCATCCTTTGGATGTGGAGTTCGAGCCGTGCGATGACGGCTGCGTCGTTTGCTGCGTCAACATGGCGCAGGCTCGAAGTGGTTTGGGGGTAAGCGGCATCCTGCACAAGGGACACCTCGACGAGCGTCGCGGCGTTCACCGTGCGCTCCGTGCGATCTTTGCTCCAAGTGTCGCGAGTCACAAAGAAGCCGAACGACATCGCGCCCGTGAGGTCGCCGCGTGTCAGCAGTTCGCGCACATCGTTGCCGAGCGTTGTCTCTGGCAGAGTCGCGGTGTAGTGCAGACCGTCGGCGCGTGAGTCGAGTTTGAGCGTTCCCGACTGCGTGCGCGCAAGCGGCATCGACGCGTCGTGGTTGTAATAGAGTTTCACATCGCCGACCGTGCCGAATGCACCCGGGGCGATTCGCTCGGTGAATGAGCGCCCCTGCTCTCGAATCAATCGCGAAGGCTGGCCGTACACGGCGGCGATGCCCGTGAGGGTGCGACCCTCGACAGCGGGCGACGATGTGAAGTCACGGCGTGAAATCATTGGGTGTTCCTGCCTCTCCGCTCGTGTCGGTGCCGAGGTTGGTTTGCCCGCCGCCCATGCCCATGTTCATCGCGACGATCGGCGCGTCGAGGCCGGGCAGCGGCATAAGATCGAGTTCATCGCGTGCTTCGTTGCGCGTCATGAAGCCAGCTTCGACTGCAGTGCGCATCGCCGACATCGTCTCGGCGATGCCCGGTCGCACGAGTTCGTCGGTGTCCCAGTAGACGCTGTCGTATGCGTTCTGCAGTTTGTTCGTGATCTCGCTTGCCCAGCAGTGCAGCCACTGCGTGAGACACGCATCGACATACATGCGGGTCAGCCACTCGAGCGTTCCGTAGGATGGGCCTGCGTTCTCGCTGAGGTACGACATCGGTACGCCGTAGATGCGCGAGACATCCGCGACGCTGTACTGTCGAGCGGTCGCGAGTCCTGCATCATCGAGCGTCGAACTGATGCGTTCGATGCGCATGCCCTCTGCCAGCACGAGCGGCTTGCCAGTGTTTGCGGTGCCTGCGTGCTTCGCCTCGTAGTCCGACATGATGCGCTGGCGCGCCTCGAGTGACAGCGGACCCGGGTGCACGAGCGCGATCTTCGGGTTGCCTGCGTTGCTGTACGCCTTGAGCGCCATCTCTTCTTGCGCTGCGAGAAGCTGGATCGATGTGCGGCAGAGGTTGATCGGCGACTCGCCCCACAGTCCACTGGTCGATGGTGCGCGCAGATGAAACACTTGCGACGCGGAGAGCGCGCCGTAGGCCATCGTGCGATAGATCGGCACGCCAGTCGTGAGGTCGAGCGTCACGGTGTCGGGCTGCAAGAGAATCAACTCGAGCATCTCGCCGCCGACGCTGCGATTGATCGCGGCGAACGCGTTGCCATACAGCAACACTTGCATGGTCATGGCGCGGCGGAACTCGAACGCGCTCATGTACGGAGATGGCGATGCGAGCAGCGAGTCCGCGCCCGTGTCGCTGCACTCGAGCGATACGCGTGCGATGTCATTCGCGATCAGCGTGACGGCGCGGTAGACGGGCGTGTATCGAATCGCATTCGCTGGTCCAACGAACGGCAGCGAGCCACCACCTTGATCAAGGATGGTCGATGACCACGGCCCCACGAACATGCGTTGAAGGAATCCCCGCAGCATGTGCACATCGTTGCGGGTACTAACACATCAAGGTTGCGCCAAACTTAGGTTTGTTCGTAGCACGAAGCCTGCTTCCCACCCCATGTATGCATGGCGATGATGCTCGCAACGAGCGGGTCGAGGATGCAATAGTTCCTGCTCTTAACTGGTCGGACATTGCCGTTGCGGTCCTGCTGAGCCTGCGCTTCGGCGCACGAGCGGCGCAGAATCGGGTCATCGCCGATGATTAGTTTTCCGCCTGCCCAGAGGTTCTGCCACAGTTGGCACCCCGGTCCGAAGGTCGAAATACCCATGCGGTACGCGGTCATCGGGATGCCGTCGGCCTCGCAGACCTCGACGAGGTACTTGCTGCCCCATGCGTCGTACCCCACAACCCGTAAATCGAACTCATCGCGCAGGGTATTGAGGCATGCGCGCACGCTCTCGTAATCGATCTCGCGGCCCGGTGTGAGCGTGATCTTGCGCTCGGTTGCCCATGTTCGGATCGGCATTCGGTAGTCGAGTTCGCGCTTCTGCACATCGTGCGTTGGCCACCAGTAATGCCCTCGCAATGCAACGGTGCCATCGTCGAGCGGGACGGCGACCACCATCGCGGTCATGTCAAGCGACTTGCTGAGGTCGAGGCCAACCCACGCTGGTCGCCCCTTCAACGCAGCCCAGTCGATGACCTTGCCGCCCGGCCAAAGACCCATGTCGAGCCATCCGCCAGTGTTCTCGTCGAGTCTCGCGGCGTGGTAGCGGCTGAACTCCGAGCGCCCCATTGGGCTGCGTTTCATGGTCGTCCAGCTTCGGGCGAGCGCCGTGCGGTCGGGCTGGCCGTGGATCATGCCGGGATTCGCTTTCGGCCACGCGCCGACATCGTCGAGCGCGTCGGCGGGGTCGAGTCCGTAGAGCGCGGCGAAGATCGAATCATCTTCGGTTTCGCCTTGCAAGATCGACTCGGCGCTGCTCACCAACTCGCCGTAGATGTTCTCGGGGTTGCTGCCGGGCGTGGTGATGACCACCCCGAGCGACTCTTTGCGCTTCGATCCAGTGGTCAGAAGTTTGGTGAGGAATCGACCCTTGAACTCTGCCGCCTCGTCAGCGATCCACATCGACGGGTTCAGGCCGTCGAGCGCACGCTCGAGCGCGGGTAGACCCGTCATCATGCAGTCCTCAGCCTTGCGTTCGATGCGATCCCATAGCACGCT